CTGAGGTAATGCCGAGGGTCTTGTACGCTTCGCCCAGTTCCAGCGTGTCCCGCGCCGCCGTCTGTTGCGCCTCGGACATCTTGGCCCACGCGGAGCCGAACTGTTTTGCAACCTTGTCCGTGTCCTCCGTAATGCCGCCCATTGCCTCCGCGAAGTTTGCCGCCACTTCGGGAGATATGGCGTTAAGCGCCTCGTATCCCTTGCGGACGTCATCCGCGTATTTCTTTTGTTCCTCCGCCGCCTTTTTAGCCTCCGCCGCCGCCTGTTTCTGCTGCGCCGCGCGTTCCTTCGCGGCGTTTGCCCCCGCAAGCTCCGCCGCGTCCGCCTCGCGTTCCTGTTTCAGACGTTCTTTTTCCGCCGCCGCCGCGTCCTCCTGAGATTTCTTGCGAGCCGCGTCCGCCGCCGCCGCGTCCGCCATTTTCTTTTGTTGTTCGTCCCAGATACTGCCTAACTTTTTGAACTCCTCCCCGAGTCCGGGAATGGAGGAGGCAACGCCGCCAAAGAATCCAATGACCTTGCCGATGGCGGTCACAATGCCGGACGCCGCCGATTTGATCCAGTCCCAGACGACAGACACAACGCTTTTGATGGCGTCCCATTCAATCTTCCAGAGCTTGACTAACGGGGCAAATACCGTACTGAGGAAATCAACCGCCTCGGAAAATACCGCCTTGATTGCTGGCCAGTTGTCATAACTCCATTTGGCGATTAACGCCAGCGCCGCAACAACGGCGGTTATCCCCAGAATCACGGGGTTAAACTCCATGAGGGCAAACGCCGCCTGTACGCCCTTGATTGCGCCCGCCACGGCGGTAATACCCGCAGCAACCGCCGGGACAATCACTAACACGTCTTTGATAGGACCAGGTAAGTCCTTCCAGAACGCGGTAAACTTCTGGACTAACTCCGCCGCGCCCCTGATAATGGGCGCCACGTCATTGTCGAGGATTTGCTTGATAGTCCGCCCAATCCCCGCCATGGCGTCCTCGGTTGCCTCGTCCAGCAGATGCATCGACCCCTTCCAGGAGTTCATGGAGTCCGCCGCCGCGCCTTTCCATTTGTCTCCCATGTCTTTGGTAACCGCCGCCGTGACCTCCGCCGAGGTAATCATGCCCTTTTTAATCTGTTCATGAGCCTCAGACATGGAAATTCCCATGGAATGAGCCAGGGCGCCGTAGGCGTCTATGCCCTGCTGTGACAACGCCCGCATGTCGCGTTGACTTGCCACGGTATGCGATTGCATGTTGGCGAGAGTGTCACTGACGGCGGTAATCCATTCCGGTCCTTTTTTGAGTCCGGACGCCGCATCTGTCAGGGCGATCATACTTTGCCCGGTTTGTTTGGCACTAACGCCCAGTTCCATCATGTGGACCGCCGCCGGTCCCAAAGTTTTCTCAAAGTCAAACTTGGAGGTTAATTCCAGTCCCGCTATCGCCTCAAATGTCTGTTTGGTTTCCTCCGTTGCCCCGTTTAATGCTTTGAACTGCGCCTGTAACTTATCCGTTGCCGCCGCCGCGTTCAGACACTCCTCGGCAAACTTCGTCATTCCCGCGCCAATGCCGAAGGAGGCAAGGACCGACCCCGCCGCCTCCATGAGTCCGCCCATTTTCTCGAAACCGGCGGAAATCTGCGAAGTGTTTTTGTCAACGGATTCTGACGCCTGTTTCATGGCGTCCAGAAACTGTTTGTTTTCCAGCGACAACGTCGCCAGCATATCGCCAGCGTTACCGGCCATAGGACCTCATTTCCGCCGCGCCGCGTAGGCGTCAAACCGTTCGATCACGTTGTCAGGACCGCCACGGGGGAACCGTGACGGAGGGCGTTCGCCAGGTCTGGCAAACCGCATTGGAGGAGGCGCCGGAGCCTGCGCCGGACGGTCCCGGCGGGAGGAGGAGCCGGGGACCAGAGCTAACCGGGACCGCGTCTGGAGGAGGTCAGTTACCGGAATGAATGGTCGACCCCGTGCCCGGTTGACGTTGAACGTTGCCCATGCCGCAAGGGCGCCGCAATACTCCTGGAATGCATCGCGGATGCGGTCCCGTTCCAGCAACGCGTTGTACTCCTCAAAGGTTAATGACCAGAGTTCTGAGTCACTAACGCCGAGGTCGTAGCGTCCGACAGACCAGATGCCGAGCCAGTTAATCGGGTCGCCGGTTGCGTAGGGTCCGGGGGCGCCTGCGCGTCCGGCTCCTCGTCAAACGCTTTGGACCAACGCCCCGTCATGGCGTACGCCACTAACGGGATAATGCTGTTCAGCATGGACGCGTCAATGTTGTCGTCAACCCATTCCTGCGTAATGTCCGGTTGTCTGGTTTTGAGTCCGTAGTACAGGACCGCCGCCAGTTTCTGCGGGTCCTGAAATGCGGCAACCATACCGCCCGACAGTACCGATACCTGCTGTACGCGGTCCAGTTCCTTCAGGACGCCTAAGGGGTATTTGATTTCAACTACTTTGTCGCCCACTGCGACGAGGATCGGTTGTCCCGGTTCCGGTCTTGTCATGACTGGACGCCCTCCGGGATTAACCCGCCGCCTGATTGATGGCGAAGGTTAAGCCTAACGCCGCGATCATAATGTGACCCGTACGCGCCGGGGAGCTTGCGGGGTTGAGGTCGACGGTGTAACTGACGGACCCGTCCGAGGTCTGCGGGACAGTGGGCGCCGTAATGTGGATCCAGGCGGAATCCGATACCGGCATCCATGCCGCCGATATGGCGCCGCCGGTTGCCACGGTAAACGTTCCCGGTCCGCCCGCCGCCAGAGGGGACGCGGACGCCGGAGTCATGGCAATCGGGGATGGGACCTGTGTCGGGACGGAGGTAATCCGTATCGCCACGTTCCGCGTACAGACGCCCTGGACGGGGTAAGTTTCCCCGAGGGTTTTAACAAACCCCTTGAACGTCCGCGTACGGTGCCCCTGATCGGTATTAATCAGGCGGAATTTTGTGACGATCCTGTTCTGAAACAGGTACTCCAGACCATAGGTTGAATCGATGGATTGTGTGGGGTCCAGGGGATTCCAGAAATTAGGGAAACTCAGTTCCCCGTCATCAATCAGCGTGGGAATGAACGTGCGATGCGGGGAGCCGGTGGAATGGGAGGTAGTCTCTATCTCCGCCACGGCGGTATTGGGACCGGTGATATCGCCCACGCCCGCGATAGTTGCCCAGTCCTCCGGGGACGCGGTCTTGAGGACCTGTATCTGAGTGCCAAACGCCGGGATACCCGTCTCGGCGTCCATTGCCACGTATTGCGCTGGCGTTCCGCCGCCGCCCGAATAGCCGCCTGCGCCGGGGTTGCCATAACCGGGGGCGCCTGCGCCGGGGTTGCCGCTATAGCCGGGAGCCTGCGCCGGAGGGCGGTATCCGCCCGCCGCCGCCGTTTCAACGGGGCGTTCCAGAACTGCTGAATCCATGATGTGTTTACTCCTGTTGTGTGTTACTGCGGGTTGTACTGCGGTTGTTACTGCGGGTTGGTATTACCGGTTGCGGGTCGATCAGCCGGTAAAACATTCGGTACTCCTGTACCACTTCATGCAATTTGGTTTCTGTCTCGTAACCGTGAGTCTGATTCCTGTAGAAAATGGCGCCAAACCGGACGCCCTCAAACTCCTCGCGGAATCCGTCCAGGGACGCGCGGACGCTATCGGCAATGGCAAGGACTTTGGACTGTGACGGGTCGTAAATGGAAATCTGGTAATCCCGGTTCATGAGTGTCAGAGGTCCGGGATGGGCGCCTAAGGGGAGGGGCGACAGATGAAAAAAGATCATGAACGGGTTTTTCTGCTGCTCCGCCGGGACCTGCGGCGTCCGATGCAAAAACACGCGCGAGCCACACAGGTTGGTCCGGATAAGCAAGTCCCGGATAACCTGTTCCACTATGACCATTGATTAACTGGACGGACTGTTTGGCGGATGATAGCCGAGTTTGTTGGCCATTCCTTCAATGAGTTTTTTCATGTCGCCCGAGATCATGTTGGCAATGGTTGGACTGACGGCGGTCACGGCGGGTCGGAAGTAGGGATGCGCTGGCATTCTGGACGTACCCCGTTCGATGTATCTGCCATAGGGCGCCTTTTTCAGATTGACGCCCACAATCACGCCGCGTTTATCGTCCGGACCCCGCGCCGCGAAGATAGAGTCCCTGAGTGTGCCGGTAACCACGGGCGCCATGTCCCGCGCCTCGTCCCGGATCACAAACGCCGGTTTCATCAACATGTCCTTGAGTTCCTGACGCGCGGTTCCCATGCCGTCCGGTCCGAGGGCAATGGCGTATTCCGCGAATAACTTTTGCATCTGCGGGACGCCCTCCCATTTGAACGCTTTGGAGGTCGTGGATACTTTTTTGAGGACGTTGGCCACGGGTCAGGGATGCAAGGCAACGGATATCTGCGCCGAGGACCCCGCCTCCGGATAGAGGGCAACAACACTATCGGACCCCGCCGCCGCTATGGTTGCGGGCGCCGTGTACTTGCCCCTGATCGTGTCGATGCTGCCGCCGCCGTTTGGTCCCGCGTTCACCGACCATGCAATGACCGCGCCGTCTATCGGGGTGCCGGTTTCATCGGTGACCGTTGCCGTGAATTGCTGGACCTCGCCAGGTCCCAGATTGGCGCCCGCCGGGGAGATAGTAACGCGCGGTCCGACAATGCGTTCGGAGTAATTGAAGGAATTACCCGCCGCATCGGTACAGTTGATACCGCAGTTAGTGGCGCCGGAGGACGTTTCTTTGTTGGCGTATATGTTGGTCTGGGTCCAGCGTACGCCCATGAACTCAATCAGGGCGTCAAACAGTTTCTGTACGTCTTCAATAGTCCCGGTTGTCAGTGAGACATGGGCGGGCGGACGAATTGGTCTGTTGTTCATAAAACCTCTTTGCAAGTTAATTGGAGTTGCGCCCCGCGTTCCTGCGCGTTCAGAATGGCGTTGACCTCAAACACGCGGGCGCCCAGTTTCAGGCGCCAGCGCGCGTCAATATCGCTGCGGTAACGGATCACCACGGGGACCTGAACAACCGCCACGGTCCGCCCCGCCTCATTGATTTCCTGCCCGTAATTGGGACTCATGGACGCCCAGACGTCGGTAACGGATTCCCAATCGATAATCTCGTCCTGATAAGCGTTGTATATGGGTTTGAGCAACGTGACCCGTTTATCCAGCGTTCCCGCCTCCGCCTCCGGATTCCGCATTGTCGACATGGGTCAGTAAACGTCTGAAAAATCCCGTTCCGGGAATAACAATGCCGCGTAGGCTAACGGGACCTCGCCCAGTTTGGAATCGCCCACGGATTCCCGGTTCCTGTACCAATGCGCGATCAGTAACAGGTTGGCGACCTTGACGTTCTCCCCAACCGAGGCGTCAATGTCCCGGCGGAGAACATTTGCCGTATGCAAATGCGCCGCCTGTTCCAGAATCATTAACTCCGCGTCCTCCGCCGTCTGGTCCGGCTCAATGTGTAAATGGAGTTTGATCTGATCCAGTGTCAGGATCGGGGCGGAGTCCCGGACGGATGCGGACAGAGGGGAGGGGACCTGTATGTTGTCCCCTCCCGTGATAACCGGCGGTCCGGTGAGTATGGTCATGAGGTCGCGAATGAAATCATCGCGGTCATGGAAACTGACGCGGACGTTGGGGTAAATCATGCGATCAGTTGAACCAGTGTCAGAAACAGCAACCCTGCCGCCAGTAAATTGACACGCGGAAAACGTGTTTCAAAGGCGGACAGGGCAAAACAGACCAGTGCCAGCAACAGGAGGACTAACCGCGCATTAATCACGGTTTTCCGGCTCCCTGCCGCCGTCCGGCTCCTCCCCGTCATCCGGGTCGTCCGGATTGCCGGGGTCGTCCGGGTCGCCGGGGTCGTCCGGGTTGCCCCGCGTGGGGACCGGCGGGGCGGGCGGGACGCCTTTGGTTTCCGCCGGTCCCGGTTCGCCGGTCCGTTCCCGCGCCGCGCCGGATTCAACCAGTTTGCGCCCCTCGGTTTCGGAGACGTCGACAAGCTCCCCAGGGCGCCGGACGCGTCCGGCAACCGCGAGAGCTTTCAGCATGATAACCGTCATATCTGCCTCCTGTTCTGTCCGCGTTACTTACCCTGGGGTTTATGCTGCGGAGCTGCGCCCGTATGAGCCGGGGACCCCGGAACAGCGGCGCCGCGTGTGAGTCCGGCTATGCTGGCCACGACAAACGCTTCCGGAACAAAGACCGCCAGTGCTATGCGTTCCTCCGCGCGTATTGTGGCAAGGTTGCGAATGAAATCGTCTTCGTTTTCAAATGAGATTTCCACGTTTGCCGCCTCGCGGTCAAACAATGCCGCGTTACCGGCAAATGCGCCGGTGAGCATAGTTCCCGCCGCGATTTCCACTGACTGGACCATACGGACGCCGAAGATTGTCGACGGGACCTGAGAGAGTCCGCCCCACGGCGCCAGGAGATAACGGTCCGCCGAGTCTTTGGCAATCAGCATGGAACCGAAGTCCAGAGGATTCATGACAACGGCGGTAGGCGGATAGCCCAGTGAGGACAGATAGACGATGGACTCAATAACCGCGTCTATCTTGTACGTTGCTGGCGTGCCGAGGGGCGCCGCCGGTAACGCGGGCGCCTGCGGAATGATTCCCTTGAGGTGACCGGTTGCCCCGTCGCCGTACAGGATTTCATGTTCCTCCTTACGCATGACCGCGTACAGGAGTCGCTGGTCAATGGTCTGGGCAACGTAGGGGACGTCCGCCAGCATCTGCCGGGATACCTTGACGTACGCCGCGATAGTGCGTACCACTGCCGTGTCGTCGGTATACGAGATATCGCCCTGCGCCTTTTTGTCACCTTCGGCAATCTGGTAATCCGCCGCGATGTTGGTTGTTTCCTTGACGTACTCAACCGCGTTGGTCCCGGACAGGGGAATGACGGTCAGGAGGTCCCGCATAACTAACGGCAACTGCGGGGGGACCAGAAAGTAACCGACACGTTCCGGATAGATGACCATGCCGGACCCCGCCTCGGTAATGGTCACAGGAGCCGGGGGCGTTGTTGCCTTGCGGTCCAGCAGACGCCCGCCCACAACGGAGGAGACTTTGAACCGCCCCGTAAACTGGGACCCCTTGTATTCCGCCGATTGTGTGAACCGTTCGCCCAGTGACCGGAGGTCCGGTCCGCCGTCCGTGGGTCCGCCGCCTGCGCCCAGACGGAAACCGATTTGACGAAGTCTTTTCAACTCCTCATCATGTTTCTGGATTTCCTTCGCGGTATCTACCGCTTTGGTCCCGAGGTCCTCCAGTTGCTTCATGGCGGTTGCCAGTTTTTCTTTGGTTTCCGTCATTGCGGCGCCAAACTGTTTGACTTCATTTTCCTGTTTCTGAGTCCAGGCGCGTACGTCTTTTACCGCCTCCTGAAACTCCCCTAATACCTGCCGCCCTGTTTCCGTGTCTGTAATTACCGCCATACTTCAATTCCTTTCAATTCGCGGAGCATCGCCCGCATTTCGAGCATGAGTTCCGCGTCCCGTACGTCACGTATGGGCGGAAACAGTTCACTATCGGGGTCGCCCGACAGTTGCAACGGGAGCATAGACAGTACCGCCTTTGCGCCCGCCACAGAACAACCGCCTACGTCCCGCAGGAGGCGTTCGTAATTTCTGAGAGTTTTGACGTTATCCACGCGGGCGCCCCTGTTCGCGGGAAACGGAGTCAGGGATGTTTCCCACAGGTCTATCTGTTTGAGCAACCGCGTCTGACTGGATTCGTCAAAGTCCCATTCCTGAGTCATGAAACCGATGGACATACCGACAGGAAAATCAACCGCCGCCGCGTTTTTCAGCAGTCCGAGGGCGTCCCGTCCGGCGGACGTGTCCAGAAACAGGCGCCCGTTCAGCATCAGTCCCCTGCCGTCCTCCGCAAGTCCGGTACTGGCGCCCGCCCACTGGGTCCGGTCATGGTTAAGAAATATCGGTATCTTGCCCTTACGGTCTTTGATGGACTGAGCAAACGCCCCCGGCTCGATGCGGTCCCCTTCGGAGTCCCGCTGATACGTTGCCGCGTAGCCGGAGAACTCGCCCGTTGTGGGGTCGCCTGATTTCTCTATCAGTGAAAAATGTTTGGTAATAAAAAACTGTTCATTCATACTGCGGTTACTCCTGACTGAGGGATTGCCACGGGACCAGCCGGAACCACGGGCGTATCGCCGGGGACGGGGGCGGGGGCGCCCTCCGGCGGAGGCGGGAAATCGCCCACTATGTTCGACGCGTCCGTTCCGGCGTTGACCATATTGAGGGGTTGTAAGTACACGTCGCCCGCCGGTCCGATGCGGTTCATGTCCTCAAGCTCCCGGACGTCATTTACGCTGAACCAACCCCACTGCCGCCCGCGCGCGTAGGCGATATAACGGGAGTTGATATCCGCCCGCGCAAACGCGGACAGGTTGAGTCTGTAAATAAACGGCGGGTCCAGTAACTCCGTCTCAATGGTCTGTTCAATGCCGGTCACTATGGGTTGCAGCGTGTATTCAGAAAACTCGAGTGACTGTTGCTCAACGGAGGCATAGGGTGTCTTATCCTGCGCCCCGATCAGGTGCGGCGGGACCCCAAAGATACGCGCGATTTGTTCAACGCTGAATTTCTGGGTTGCAACCCATTCGAGTTGCTGCAACGGAACCGATATCGGGGCGTACTTTGTTCCCCCGTCCAGTACGGCAACGCGTCCGCCCGCGTCCGGTCCGCCGTGAATCTCCGCCCATGACTTTCTGATCTGCGCTATCTGTTCCTCCCGCAGGTTGCCGGGATACTCCAGAACGCCCGAGGGGCGTCCGCCGTTCTGGTACAGACTGGAGGCGTAGGCGCCCGCCAGGAGTTCAAACCCGAATGTGAGCCGGTGAAAGTCCATCGGCGCCAGTCCTATGACGCCGTCCAGCGACATGATGCGGAAATGGAGGAGGTCCAGAGGGGAGTAGTCCGTCGGGGCGCCCCGCAGGTTATACACGCGGTAATAGAATGAGCCGTCAATGTTCCACAGGATGCGGACGCGCGAGGGGTCAATTGGCCATAACTCAACTACCTCGCCCTCAACCTTTCCCGGCAATGAGAACGCATTACCCCACAGCAACAGATGCATAACTGTTGTCTGTAACCATTGCAGCGAAGTCATCAGGGCGTTGGGTT